AGTCGACCAATCCGATCTTTTACCGCACCAAATCGGGCGCGAGAGCAGTCGGTTATGATGCCCGGTTGCTCCCCCAGGTCGCGGACGTCTATCTCCAGCTTCGAGATGCATCAGTGAAGGACCGTGCCACGATATCCCCTTTCCGGATGATCGTGCGGAGGAACGCCAGCAGGTGCGGGCAATACTCCCGATGCTTGCCGAGAAGTACGTCGAAGAACGGGTCGGGCAGGACGGCGAACCGGCCTTGGTCGGTGTCGTAGATGTTCACTGAGGATTTGCCCCCAGCCATGCGGCGAGGGCCGCGTCGAGGGAATGCTGGGTCACGCCCGCGACGTAAAGTGTTCCTGCGCCAGTGCCGTCGTCGCCCGACGCGAACCAGAACGTCGGTGATAGCGGAGTTGACGGGGCGGCGCCGCTTGCAGCCGCGATGGACGGAAGATCCCAATCCCCGAGGACCAAAACGCTGGCGGTCATCCGATCACCTCAATCGCAAGAGAACTTGCACGCCCCGCTGCCCCAAAGCCAGCTGTGTTGTAGACCCGTGCAGATCCTGATTGCTGTTGTAGCGCCACCCTTACATAGTCCCCCGCGACAACATCAAAAATACACGTTGCCGTCGGGAATGCGACAAACCCTAGGCCGGTAGCGCCTGGGAAGAAGCCGGTATTTTGAAATACATTGCTACTATTAAACTGCCTAATTGCCACATATGTAGCGCCTGACTCGCCAAATGCAGCGTCAAGAATTACCGTCGCAGTGCAGCGAACCCTTGTGACACCTGACGGAATAACAAAGTTTGATGAGGAGTTTACTGTCCAACTGTAGGGATTGTAAACAATGTTGTCCCACGGGCACACGGTATCAGTTCCGTTCGGGAACACGCTTGACCCGGCCGTTGCGCGCGTCGCGAGAACGGCAAGATAAGGAGCTTGGAATTCCTCAACCGCACCGCCGGCCGTTCTCCCGCCGAGCATTCGATGCGCTGTCGTCATCGTCAACCCGGACGACGTAATGGCGCCCGACGCACCGCCACCCGTGCCCGGAGGCCCCGCAGTCCCCGCAGGACCGCGAGGTCCGGACGGCCCTTGTGGTCCCCGGAAACTCCCCAGATCGACCGCGCGGCCATCGTCTAGGGTAACGACGATGTTGTCCTTGACCCGCTCGACGCTGGCGATGCCGACGCCATCCTCGCCGTCTCGACCATCTCTTCCGGCGGGTCCGGGAGGGCCGATGACGCTCTCCCCAGGATCACCCTTGCCACCCTTCGGCCCGATTGGCCCGATGACAGGCCCAACGTCAATGTCGTCTCCGGTCGTGCGGGTGAGGATCAACCTTCCATCACGGACGGTGGCCCGCTCCACCCCCACGCCATCGCGACCGGGGGGGCCGTCTCGGCCGTCCCTGCCAGGCTTGTCGGCAAGAGTAGACACTTGGTCAATAAGCCGCTGTAGGGCCTCGGTATCGGCCTGTTGGCCCTGCCTCCCCTGTCGGGCGGCTTGCATGGCGAGGATAAGGGCGGCGATGCTCATCAGTTACCCCACACCTTCGTCCAAGTGCCGTTCGTGCGATACCATACGGCCGATGGTGTAGACCATGCGCCGTTGTTCTTCACCCTCGGCGTGAGGGTGGACGTCCACGCCCCGTTGCGCTTGACGTAGATCTGCCGCACCGCGCCGCCGGTAGCGACCAAAGTGGCGACGGGTGCCGTCGCGGCGATGGTGCCGGTGACTGCTGCCGGTGTGATGACGCCGGATGCGACCAACGTGGGGGCGGGGGCGGATGCGGCGATGGTGCCAGCCGCGCCACTCGCACCGGTCGCCGCCAGCGTGGCGACTGGGGCCGCTGCGTTGATTGCACCCGCGACGCCATGCGCGCCGCTTGCCGAAGCCGTCGCTGCGGGCGCAGTGGCCTCGATGGTTCCGGTGACACTCGGCGCTGTATGCGTGCCAGAGGCGGCGAGTGTCGCTGCGGGTGCAGTGGCCGCGATGGTGCCTGTTACGCCCCGCTCGCCAGATGCGACTAGGGTGGCGACGGGCGCCGTCGCGGCGATCGCGCCTGTTACGCCAGACGCCGCCGCACCGATCGCAGGAACGCGGATGCGGAGCGGCATGTTAGTCTCCGATCAGGGGCGGGCGGCTTAAAAACTGACTGCTCGTCACCACGTCCCCGGCGACGCCCCACTTCCACGCAAGATATCCCTCAATTTTCAAACGATCCGGTACGGATAGCGCCGCATTATTTGTGATGATTACCTCTCCAATTTGCCAGTTCGTGTACCGACTGAACAAAGGCGATGAGCCTATGTACAGCGGCGAAGTTCCTAAGTTCGTCCGCAACGTATAGGAGCCGGAGTTGCTACCGTCTGCGTTTCCGTTTCGCAGCCCAACTAGCGAGTTGTTTTGATGTATGCCTGTAAAAATGTAGGTTCTATTTGCGATGTAAGTCAACAAACCGGTGCCGTCATAAAAGTTCTGTGTTCCGACGGTGTTTGTTGCATAAATCGCAGAACGCGATGCAGGGCCGATGAGGTCACTCCATCCGGCAGTTGCTTGACCGCTTACGGTGTAAAACTCAAAAAGCGAGTTATAGCTACCGTTGAATGCCGTCGCCCTGAATACAATAAAGGACGTGACTGGATATTGAAACGCCCACGCCTCGGGCGTGCGTTGCAGCGCTTTGACGCTGCCGTCAAAAGCGATGGTGCCCAGACCGTTGATGCCGGTTGTGTTATACCCTGGCTGCCTCGCCGCGACTGATTGGGTGAAATGCCGCCCGTTGCCGCTTTTATCTCGCCACTCGCTGATGCCCGTGGCAGTCGTGATCGTGGACTGGTCGGCAGCATCCATCCACAAAGCCGGCCGCAGCAGAGCGGGCGTCCAGAGCCGCTGCTGCAAGCGGGCTTCGTCGAGGAGACTAACGCCGCGTGGCATATTAGGTCACATCCTCGTTATAGGGCGTGACGTAGAGTTCATTGCCGCTGGCGGCGAACGACACGCCCGCGCCGTTCACGATCTGGAAGCGCAGCGAGAACGGGTACAGCCGCACCATGGGGATGGTGACGACCTTCGCGCTGCTTCCCGTCGCCAGCGCCACAACGTAGGCGTCGAAAGCGCCACCATTCACATCCGGCACGTCCGTCCCGTCGCTCGCGTAAACCCGCAAGGTCACGCTGCCTCCCGTCGCGGGGTTGATCGACCCGAGCCTGACGGCAATCGCCGAGTAAAGGTCGAGGTTGGTAGCGTTGTTATAAGTGATGAAGGCCGACGCCGAGCCGTTGGCGAGGCTGTTCAGCGCCGTGCCAGCAAGATTGGCCGACCGCGCGCTCGGCGCAGCCCACTTAGCAACCGCCATTAAATCCCTCCTCGTGCGAGACCGACCGTTCGGGCCGTGACATCGACGCCGTTCGCCGCCGCCCAAGATTGAGGTTTCTCGGCCAGCGCCAAGAGCGCATCCCGCGTTTGCGTCGCCAGTAGCCCGGCCTGTACCAGACCGGCGAGGGCTGCCGCCGTACTGGCGTAGACCGTCGGCTGGGATGTGCCGATGGTCGAGGATTGCCTCACGGTGTCGCGCATGAGGATTGCCAAGGTGCGAACTTGGCTTGGTGTGCTCGCGCTTTCGGCCGCGAGCACGATCCCGGCCCACTCCCCGGTTGTCAGGAGCACCTCCTGCACGTCCCCGGTGGGCACGTCCACGCGAACGGTCGGCAGTGTGGCGTCGGGGGTGTTGAGCACTTCGGCAACCTGCCAGTCCGGCAGGCCCTGCACGTCGGGCAGTGCCACGCGCTGCGTGAGAAGCATTACGCACCTCCCTCCGTGAACACCGCGCTGGTCACCTGGACCGGCCCGCCTGAGGCGATGGAAATGGTGTTGAGGGTGAGGTCGCCGCCGCCGCCCGTCGCCGTTACGTCACCGTCGATTACGGCTGTCGTTCCATTCGCCTGAAAGAGGCGGAACCACGAGGCCGTGCCGGTCGCGTTGGCGCTGCTGTCCTGCGTGATCGCGTTGGCGGTCAGCACGCCGCTCGACGCTGCCGGGGCGAACGGGCTGCCGCCCGTCAGTTCGGCCAAAACGACCTGAGTGGTTACCGCCGTGCCGACGTTTGCCGGTCGCGTCCCGTCGTAGATGCGAAGGATGCCCCCGTTGCCGATCGCGGTCGAGATCGCATCGGCCCGCGAGTTGCGCAGATCTGTCGAGAATTTCAGTGCCATGTTGTGGTTCCCCTAAAATCGGCCGTGTCGTTGGCCCCGTCGCTGATGAGCGTGGACTTGACGCGATGATAGTGCTGGCGGCCAATCAGGTCGGTGGCGGCAGCCGCGATGCCCGCGCCGTCGGTCATCACTAGACCTGGAACCAGATATCGCCGTCCACGCCGTCAGCCGACGTCGGGGCGCTTGAACTCACCGTCACGCCGATCTGCGCACGGGGACCGGCGGGACCACGGGGGCCGTCTTTCCCATCCGCACCACGGACCCGGCCGATGCGGCGTTCCGTGCCGTCGGACAGCCCGAGGACAAGCGTGTCTCCATCCATCCGGGCCGACGTGATGCCGGTCCCGTCGCGGCCATCCACGCCGTCCCTGCCGTCTCGACCGGGCAGCCCGACCGCATCACGACCGGGAGGCCCCATCGGACCCATCGGACCCGTGTCGCCGTTCAACGGAAGCCGGCCCATGGCTTCCGCCACGTCTTCCGCGAAATCGTCCAGCCGTTCCTTGAACTGGGCCAGTTCGGCCCGGCTCATCTCCCCGATGCCGTCGATCAGTTGCCTGTAGCCGGGGATCGTCTGCATGGCTTCGGCAAGATCGCCCGCCATGTCCGCGACTTCTTGACGAAGCGCGGCCATCTCAGCGCGGCCGACCCCCGTCCCCTCGTCGGCCATCTGCTTGAGCATAGCGGCGGCGACGAGCCGTTCAAACTTCGCGGACATCAGATGACCCGGCGTTCGGTGCGGACAGGGGCCGGCGGCTGAAGTGCGCCTTGGAGCATCGTCATGACCGCTTCGTCCAACGTGTCGGTCTGGGCGATTTCCTGCTGGCGACGGAGTTTCTCCATCTCTATCGCCGCGTTCGCCTCCCGGTCCTCGCGCTTGACCGCGACGTCGACGGCCAGCTTCTGCTTTTCCATCGCGAGACGGGCCGCGAGTTCGCGTTCCTGCTTGGACATGGACGCCTGGACGTCCACCGTCTTTTCCCACGCCCGGAGTTGGCGGTCGGCCTGCTTGTCCTCAATGGCCTTTTGCATCTCGGCCATCTGCGCCTGTAGCTGTTGGATCGCCTGTTGCGCCTGCATCTGGACTTGCTGGACGGCCTGTTGCGTCGGGTCCTGTCCCTGATCCTGAAACGCGAGGAATCTTGACGCATCCTTGTAGCCGGCCGCGCCGAAAATCTCTTTCGCGATGGCCTGAAACGCGGGCGACTGAAGCACCTGCGGCCCGCCGGTCATCTGAGACAGCCCCATGCCGATCTGCATCAGGGATTGCATCGCGACTTGGAACTTTTGAAGCCGCATGTTCGGGTCGGTCTGGCCGATGCCGACGTTGACCGTGACCGTGAGTTCCTGATCAAGCAGCTTGTCCAATCCCGGATCGATGCCGTGCCGCTGGAATTGCTGGATCATGTCCGACTTGCGGGCCGCAAGGCCCAGGATCACCTCGTCGCTTTCGTACCGTTGCTCCAATCGGACAAGCTGGCGAAGCACCGGCTCGACCCACGTTTCCGCGAAGATGCGAAGGTCGTACTCGGTGACCGCGTTGGCGGCGTTTGTGAGCAAGGCCATGCCGCCGACGGTCTCGTTCATCCGGCGATTGGTCGCGACGGTGCCCTGACTGAACGCCCCGGCCACCTCGTCGAAGTCCACGTTGAGCCGGTCCTGTTCGGCGTAGGCCGTGCTCGTCACATCCGGGGGCCGGTCGTAGGCGATGGAGTTGGCGACGTCCTTGACCACCACCGCAGACCCCGGCGCCCCCGACGTGGCCGCCTTGATGTCGATTTGCTCGCCGGCCTTGATGCGCGTTTTCGGGTGCAGCGAGTGCTTAATGCCGTCCATCCGCAGGTTCTGGACGTCGTTGACCGCAACCTGAAGGTCGGACAGCAACGTGGCTTGGCTCGTCGGCGTGGCCGTGAAGGCTTCGAGCATCCCGTAGCCGATGACGTACGGCCTCTCACCATCCCGAAGCCACGGCGCGTAATCCCGAAGGCGCACGGGCTCACTGAGCAACGACACGGTTCCGAGCGAGAAGAAGAACCAATCGTCCCCTTCCTCGTCGCGGATGATATTCCGGTGGCGCCAGACGAGTTCGTGGTCTTCAATGCTTTCCGACGTGCCGTCCGGGTCTAGCGGGTCGTATCCCGACCGCTTCTCGCGGATTGAGGACGTCGTGTCTACCTTAGCCTCGGCCAGCGTGGCGTCGTCCACGTCCAGCCATTCGAGAATGCCGTCCTTCGACCCCGCCGCGCCCTTCAAGGCCCCGGCATAAACCGCCTCCCGCTCGATCAGGAACGGCGAGTCCTCGGCCGGATTGAGGAAGTCCGCGCCTTGGTGGAAGCGGAAGTTCTCCGGCGGGATGGGTCGGATGACCGGCTGGTCCTTGCGGATGCGCTCGCTGGGAACCTGTAGCGTCAGCGGATCACCCGTCTCGGCATCAAGCACGGGGGCGCCGGTCATCGGGTCCATGACCTGCTGATCAACCATTTCCTCGACACGCTCGTACAGCCACTCTTGCCGGCTGACGCAGTACCCCATGGTCTTCGTGGTCTGAAACTGAGACTGGACCGTCATGAACCACGGGATCGTCTTCGTGAGCCGGTGCTGAAGAATTTGCTGCATCAACTCGGCCGACGCGATTTGGATCGGATCGCCGTCGTCCGTGGGCGCGACGTTGGTGACGTCCTGTGTGGAGAAGAACGCCGCCGCGCACGCCGCTTCGCCCTTGCGGATCGTGGAACGGGTCTTCGGGCGGAACAGCCGCGACCGGCCCCGGTAGTCGTCCGAATTGTACTTGGACCCCGAGGGGTGGCGTCCGTGGAAGTGATCAAGCGCCTTTTCCCACGGCTTCTGCAGTTCGGACTGGACGAACGACTCCGATTGGTCCCAACAGGTCCGGGCGAGGGCGAGCCAGTCGCGCGAGCGCACGTCCTGCTCCTGCCCGTCCTCCATCTTGGAACCGGCGTCGTCGTTCAGCATGGCACCACCTTGGATGTTCAGCCGCGAGCGGCGATCTCAGCCGCAACGGCGGCGCGGCGCGTGGCCCTCAGTTCGTCGGAAGCGTCGGGGCTGGGCCACCGCTCGCGCCCGGCCTTGTAGTCGGCTTGGCGCTGCCGGAACGCCTCTGCCTCGGCCGGCGTCTTGTAGCGGCTGCCGGTCACGGTGAGTCCGGCACCGTCTCCGGTGGGCTCGGCCACGATTGTCGTGAGCCCCTTGGTCGCCAGAATGGCCTGCACCTTCTGAAGCGCCGCGATGACGCTTTCCACCGGCATGTTCATGCAGCCGAATTCATACGTCTCGTGGGCGTTGGTTTCGCCGTCCCAGAACGACACGCGCTCGACGCTGATCTCTTCCATCATGCGAACCACGCGCGGGCCTGCTTCTCTGCGCGGTCGGCCTCGTTGGCCTTGGTCGCCGGCAGGCCGTGGCGCTCAAGGAACTCGCCGCCGGCTAGGATCGCCGCGCGCCTGATCTCATGCGCGCCGGTCAGCTTGTTCATGTGCAGGACGAAGCCAAAGCGTTCGGACAGGTCCCAATTCTCGATCGTCGCGATGCCCGTGCGGCTATCAACGTGAACTGCCCAACTCCACCCAGCATAAGCATTGCGAAGAACGCGGGCGATCTCGCTGGCGAGTTTCTGGTCGGCCGCAAGCGTCGCCGCCTGTTCCATGCTCGCATAGGGGAGGACTTCGATGACGGCCATGGTCACACCGCCTCGTAGGTCGCTGCGAAGATGTCAGGCTTGCAAGGGTAGAACTCGCCCTTCACCCCGCGGATGATCCAGTCGCTAGGACTAGCAGTCATGTCGCCCTCTAGGGTCTTGATCGTCAGGACCCCGCCATCCGGCTCCCACTGGATTTCCCGGTGTTCGCGGATCATCGGCCATACTGATCCAAAAGTACCGTCGAACTGAACGGCATCAATCACGACCGGCTTCTTGCGGAACTGCGCCATGTCAGGCTCCGAACACCAGAACGAAAACGACCGCCCGAGATGCGCCCGTGAGGAACTCACTCCACTCAATCCCGCCCCGCAGGATGTGCGGCACCCGCCAGGGGATGCGCCAGCCGACGAAGTAGGAGAGCGGGAGCGTGATGGCGTAGAGGACGGGGATGCCCCACACAAATGGGTAAACGACCGCCAACCACGTCAGCCCTGCGCCATTAAAGTGCGTCACGACGACGAGCGGGGCGATGACGGCAGCAAAGACGATCGCTCCACGCATTGCGCCGACGCGGACCATGTAGAGCACGTCACCCCAGATGGACCCGCGCCACGTCCCCATGTCCTGACCGGGGGCGTGGCGGATGTGCAGGCCGATCCACTCGCCGATGGCCACGGCACCCGCGATCCACAGGTCACCCGTCAGCATGTAGACCACGCCGAACACGGACGCCGCCCACAGGGGGCGAAGCGTGAAGACCGGGTGCATGACCGTGCGCAGGGACCCGCTATCAGGACGGTGCCCACGGATACGGTATGCGAGCGCGAGCCACAGGACGAGGGCGGCGCTCATGTGCCCGTCCCCGTGCCGTAAGCCTGCCCCGGCCGCTCGGTCACATTGAATTCTCGCCCGTTGGAAAACTCGTAGGCCACCGGGCGCACGCTGCCCTTCGACCAGTCCCGGTCGGCGCGCTGGACGATCAACTTCCATGTCTGCGTGGTCACAGGATCACCTCCATCGGCTCGGCATTGCGGGGTTCGTAGTCCTCACCCGTCAGCGAGTGGTGAAGCATCCGCAAGACGTGCTTGTGGGCGATGACGACCGCTTCCTCGACGTCCTGACCGCGCCACCAATCCGTGACCCGCAACCGGACCTGCGCCAGCGTTTCGCCATCCGGGGGGGCCTGGTCGAACTGCGTGTCCCAATCGTCGTGGGCGAAATAGCCGTAGCGTTCCATGACCCAGGGGACCGTCTTTCCGTCGGCCTCGCCATAGTCCCGCTCGATCAGGGCTGGCACGGTGACGATCTTCGGCTTGGTACCCGCCGCTTCCGCCGCAAGGGCCGCCGTCTCCTGCGCCCGCTGCATCGGGGAGACGAACCACACCGGGATGCCCGCGATCAGCGGCCCGAGGGCCTTGGCCTGTAGCTTGCCCGGGTGGGACAGGCCCGCGTCCACGTTGGACCCCGCGATGATCTTCTTGTCCTGGAGGATGGTCCGCGCGTGGCGAACGAGAATGAGGCGCATCAGCGGAACCTCTGCCACCACGGGCGGCCGACGTTGGGATCAATGCCGCCATCCGCAGGGTCAAACGCCCTGTCCAGCGCCCGGTTCGCCTTGCGAAAAGCACAAAGGACTTCGCCGTAAATGCTGCTGAACTCTTTGCGCTCGTCGGCCTTGAGGTCGCCGTGGTAAGTGCCGCGCATCTTCTGATACGCATCTTCCAACTTGGCTCGGGCCTCGGCGGCATCATCCACGTACTTGATGTTGGCGTCGCGGAAGGCGTTGAACCGCTCCTCAGTGAGACCAAGGGCTTTGTCCAACTCGGCCATGTAAGGCTCAATCTCGTCAGGGCTCTTGGCCTTGTCGATGACCTTGTGCGCGTAGCTGTGCCGCACGGCGCTACGCCATGCATCAAACGTGGGGAACATGGGTCAGCCCTCCGTCGTCATCGTCGCGGTGTAGTGCGCTTCGATCATCTCGCGAAGGGACGCTCCCTCATGTGGGCGGGCAGCGTTATGCACAGCGAGGCCAAGGGCTGCGTCGCGAATGGCGTTCAACTTTCCGCGCGCGCTCTCACACGGGTCAAGAATGCGCTTCGCCGGGTCAACCGCATCGGCAATCCGGTCCAGCAGCGCGCCAAACTCCGCATGGAGCCGCACGACATCCTCCACCAGCGCCATGCGCGCCGGGTCCACGACATATCCCATTGCTCTCTCCGTTGGTGAAATCGCCCGAAGGCGTCATCCGGCGTCCGATGGATAGCCGGTTAGCTGTCCCAATAGGATGGGGGCTGGTACGACGTCGTTTGAGGCGGCATGTCCGAAGCCGATAGGGTCAAATTGAATGCGTCGGCCAAATCCGGCGACCGTAGGCCCCGCGCCTTCATCTCGTCCTTGCCCTCGACCTGCAGCTTCCCCGACGACGTGATCTTGTACTTGACACCCGTCAGTTCACCGATCAGGGCCTCGTCCGGGGGCATCCGAACATCCCGGCCCTCGAACCACTCCCGCGCCTTGAACCACAGTTCGTCGCGCAGCCGCATGTATTTCGCGCCGTCAACGCTCGGGCTTTCCGCAACGTTGATGCCCGTCACCGGCAGGCCCATCTCGTTGAGCCGGTCCACGACGCCAGCGCCGAAGCCGATCACGTCCACGCAAATCTCGTCGGGCTTCTCTTCGGCCGCCAAGTATTCCTGATAGACCGTGCCCGCGATCTGCATCAGGTCGGGAAGCCGCCACCACTTCACCGGCTCGAGGAGCGTGTTGCCCCACCGCTTCGCCAATGCCGTCCGGTCCCCCGTCAGGCTACGCGCAACGTCCAGACCCCACACACGCCGATAGCCCGCCTGCCCGACGTTCCGGTTGATGGCCGACCGCACCAATTCGATGGGCACGACCGCATGTTCGATCGAGGTCTGGAATGCCTCGTCGGGCGAGCACGGGTATTCTTGGCGGAAGAGTTCGACCGACCCGAGTTCCGCGACCTTCTTCCGGCGCCATGCGATCTGGTCTAGATCCAGCCCGTAGGCGCCGACCAGTTCCGCCTCGCCCTCGTCCAGAACGATGTCCTTCGGGGCCGGCGATCGGTACTCAGGTTGCAGGAACCACGGCACGAAGATCGCGATAAACTCGCTCTCCCCCGCGACGGCCTTGGTCCATTGTTCGTGGTAGAAGTTCCCGACCCCGTTGGCCGTGCTCTCCAGGATGACTTCGGTATCCGGGGCGTCGGGAATGGCCTGCATCACCCCGGCGGCGTGCTCATGGGCGAAGGGCCAAAAGCCGACCTCCGAGCCATGGAAATACTGGATCGTGGAGGACCGTCCCACGCCCTTGGTGCCCGCCGTCCCGACTTTGTACCCGCTGTCCAGCTTGTCGAAGATCAGTTCCTTGGCGTTCGCGGCACCCGTGCTCGGCCGCACCGGGTCGGGGCAGTTCTCATGATAGCGAACCGCCATGTCGAAGAGGTTGTTCGTCGCCTCGGCTTCATGAGTGAGGATGAACGCCCGCACGCCCGACCGATGCGTGACCCGCCAGTAGTACCGCGCCTCGACATAGGTGCTGCACCCCTGTTGCCGGCCCTTCAGGATGATCGCGCGGACCTTGCCCGTTTCGGCCCGCTGCGCCTCAATCCGTTCATGGATAAGCAACTGCGCCGCGTTCAGTTCAAGCCGCTCGACCTTGCCAGCCTTGGTTCTGATGTTGAGGCACCGGGAAGCGTAGTGAGGGAAGTTGTCCCGCAGTTTCCGC